CCAGTAAGTGTCCAACCTGTTGTGTCTACTTCAAACGATGGGTTACCAATATAATTTTCTAATTTTGGAGCAAGGTTAATTGTTGTAGCCCTTGCTTCTTCATACTCTACAAAAGGAGTGGCACCAACATAAACCATGTCTACGTAGTACGTAGTTACAGTGCTAAATAACACGTATAAAACTACATAGTAAGCATTACTTGGAGATGTATTAGTTTTGCTGATTGTTTGCCAAGAATTTGTAGCAGAAATTGCTTGTGTAACGTTTGAGATTACAGTTCCTTCTTTATCGTAATACTCAATCTTTAAGGTTGCACCACCGCTTGCTGGGCATTTTATGTTTGCTTTGTAGATGTACTCAGTACTTGGGTTAATTGGTACTCCTTGAGTAATTGGAGCATTTAATCCTAAAGAAATTTTAGCGCTAGTTGTTGCTGCTACAACTTTTAGGGTGTAAACCAAATCAATAGATTTATTTGCATTGTTTGGAACCATTTCATTTGTTGATGAGATAGTTGCACTAGTTGCTACCCAACGTCCTGTGTTTTTATAAAATGTAGAATCTTGTACTGTAAGCATTAAGTTAGAGGAAGTACTTAAGGTTGGGGCAAATCCAGTTAAAGATTCAACGTAATTTGCAATACCTAATGCAGTTCCTTTATTTGCGTAAAGAGGAATTGCTTCACGGATTAAAGAACGTTGACGAAGCATTGGTAGGTTTGGTTCGGGGTTTAAACCTACGTTTAATACTTCTCCAGGAATAGTTTTAAAGTTTGCGCCTTCTAAATTGTGTGCTGGACGTGCTAGTTTAATCTCGGTGAGCATTTGTTCGTAAGAAAAAGCCAAGCCATCTAAAAACAAATAAAAATCCGAAGTTTCATCAACAACTCCCAAAGGGCTTAATTCTTGAGTTGTCAAAACTCGTGGAAGAATATCAATAACTTTTTTAGTTGCTCCAGTGTTTTCTGGAATAATTTCATTAATTTCTCCTGCTTTAACCCAAATGTTATCTGCGGTATACAAAAACACACGATAAAAAACATTTCTACCTGGGTTTAACACTGTTTGCGTAGGATTCTCAATACCGTCATAAAAAGAAGACTTTGCAAGAACACCTTCAAGACTTAATCCATTTGTAGAAATTAATTCATAAACAATTACACCATCTTCAGATGTTTCAGGCCAAGCATTTTGATTACGCACTACACGAAATCTGGTAAAAGTACCTACAGGTAATTGCCAAGTTAAATAAACTTCATTAAACCTAATTACGTTAATGCCCATTGGCTCAACGGAATATGCAAGTTTAGGTGTTAGCCCATATTTGGAAGCACCATATACGGAATAGCCGTACTTTGACATTTAATGCCCTTCTTTATGCGCCCATCATCATTAGGACAAATTCGTTTGCTCCGCCAGAACTTTGAGTTACTGTATCCCAAGAAGCGGTAGTTCCATCTGTTGTAAGGTATTTTCCGCTGTTTCCTGATTGAGATGGAACTTGACTAATAGTTGTCCAAGAAGCAGCAGAACCATTTGTTGTTAAATATTTTCCTGAGTTGCTTGTTTGGGTTGGAAGGCCATTAAAAGTTACCCAAGAAAAATCATAGTTAGAAGATGAATTTTTTTGTAATACTTGTCCAGAAGTACCGCCAGTTGGTGTCTTTGCTGCGTACGCTGTGTGAAGACCGTACTCAATGTTTGCAAGTCGGTCTTTTAGACTATCCCATGTATAAGAAATTGTTGGTTCTGTAAAAGAACCTACAAAACCAGAACTAAGAGTGAGATAAGTGCCAAGGACAGTCTCAATAGAGTTAACTTCAACACGAAGGTAATTAACGTGTTCCGCAAGAATAGTGTCCGTAAAGTTAATTACGTCAGACCCAAAATTGCGTACTGCACCTGGGTAGAGTGGTGATGTTGGCACTAGGTTATCCTCTCAATATCTGCTTGTATTTTCTCGTCTTTGCCCTCAATTTACTGCCTTAACTACTAGCCATTGCTGCCGTGGGTGTGGCTTGGGCTAGTTCTTGTAGCCAAAGTATTGTGTATTGTGGTTAGTTGTGACTCTAGAGACGCTATTCGTGTCTCATAAGTTTTAAGTTTATTTGCCATTAACATAAGGGTGTCAGTTAAATCTAGTTCTGTTGTTCCGTCGTTGTTTTTGTTTGTCTTTAGGTATGGTGTTAAACCAGTTAAAGATACAGAATCAGCAAGTGGCTTAATAAACATCTTTTTGCTTTTTCCTTGGTGTTTACCAAAAGCACCAAACCAAATAGGGTACTCATGGTCACCTGCTTGAAAATGTACCCAAACACCTTGTCCAATATTTGGAACTTCTGTACTTATATTTGCTGGTTCCATAGGCCACACCCAATCAGTGGTATGTCCTATTGCAGTTGCAATCTCTACCTGTAAACGACGTTGTTTTTTAGGGTCAAGATTATTTTTTACTGTAGCCCTATAAACACCAGAAAATATTTGACGTCCTTCTGTCATTTTTAAAGAGTTCCAATATTAATGTTTTCTTCTTTAATGCGGAAAACCTCATTTGCTGCACCAACTAAAGTGTTAAGACCAGAACCACCTGCACGGTGTAATACCGTTAATTTGGCAATTTTAATGCCACGAACGTTGTTGTTAAGTATTGTTTCAACATCTTGTTGATAAATAGTTTGTTGAAATGTGTTATAGACATAACCATAGTATGTTGTTAATACAGATTTAATTGATGCTTCAACTTCTGTAGTTGTGTATTGTGGTTCTTTTGCATATTGAACAGTTACAACTACATCTACGTATGCTGGTGGTTGCACAGTAAGGCTTGTTCCAATAAGGAGACGAGGTCCAAGTGCACTTAGAATATCGGCAGCAAGAGTTGTGTATTCACTAGTTGGAGTTTGAGTATCGTCTAATCCAGGTTGTAAATCAGCATCTCCAGCGTTACGAGACGGCGCTACATACAGGGTAACTGATGTCCAAATGTCTGAAGTTGCGTTTGCTTTACCGCAATTGCTAACGCCAAGAGCCAAACTGTTAAAATCTTCAAGAGTAATTGCACGAGTATTAGCACGAAGCGTTAGTGGTGCTGAGTAACGAATTTGTGTAAGGGTTTCAGGGTTAGAACCACCAAGACCTACAGAATCATTTGTAACAGTAATTAAAGATTGCAAAGCAATTAAATCATTAGTTGAGTATCCTGGGATTGAATTGATTGTGGTCAATACTCCAGTAGTAACGTTACCAAGTACACCACCACCAACTGTGTACAGAACACGAATTTCAGAAAAGTTTACTGGGATTGCTCCAGATACCCCATCGCCAAAATTGACGTAAACATTGCTATTAATATCGGTTGTTACGGTAAATACTTGGTCTGATGGTGCGCTGTCAACTAAATGCTGTACTTGAGACCATTTAGAGTAATTAGCACCATCTTGAACGTACACACTTAAAGAACCATCTACAGCAGGAGATTCTCCTAATTCAAAAATTTGATTTGGTTTTCCATCAGATGTTCCAACTAGTTCACCGTATGCGTTGGCATAATCGGAAACTAAGGTAACGCTGCGGCCTTCTGTTGCAGACATATTTCCAATACCGTTATTAACACCAGGGTCTAAAACTAAATTAGCATCTGTTGTGAAGTACACAGTGTTGACCACATCACCGCTTACTACATCTGCAGAGATAACGGTTCCAGCAGGAATAGTTATTACATCAGTAGTTGAAGAGTTAGTAAATGTTAAATTTACAGTGGCTGAACGGTATCCTGAAGGAATGTATCCGTATGTTTGAGCAATATTTACAACGCTATCTCGCTGTGTTGCAGTAGAGATAAATGATTCATTTACATTTCGGTCAATATAGTAAGACATTAAATCGCCCATATAAGCAAACGCTTCTACAAGAGCAACACCAAAGTCTGTTGGGTTGGCTGCAGTCCAGTTTGGGATTCTATCTTGAATACGGGCAATTAACTGCTCACGAATAGAGTAGTAATCACGACCTGTATAGTCTAGTGAAACTGGTATATCACTTGGGGGTACGATGCTCATAGGTTTTCCTCTACTGATATTTGATTGCCGCCAATATAAGTTATTGCTACTACTGTGTTTGTAACTTCACCGTTAGGAAGACCATAAGTTATATTAACATTAGTTGTTCCAGTGTATTCGTCAAAAGAAACATCTACGTTGTTTAAGGTTAATAGTTCTAAAAACGATGGAAAGGCTCTTTCAACTTCTGCTGTAATTAAGTTCATAGCATCATCACCTGTTTGCATAAAAGCAGAAGGAATTAAAGTTCCAAAATCTGGATTTAAAATTCTT